AAGGCGCAATTCGGTATTTCAAGAATAATGATAATCAAAGGAAATGAGTATTATGACTCCAGTAGATATGTTGGCGGCACAGGCAAAATTAAGAGAAATTTATAAGCAGATTGATAAATTATCTAAGGAAATCAAGCAGTTAGAAAAGAGGGCAGAGGTGCAAGAAGCGTTAATGGAACATGGCTGAGTGGTTGATTATGAATTTGTTTTGCCATTTCCACCGAGTGTTAACGGACTATACCGCGTGTTCAGAGGACGAACTATTGTTTCTAAGCAATGCCGTGAATACAAGAAAACGGTCATTGCCCTTATGGGAGAACTGGGTTTGGCAGATGAACAGTTGGAAGACAGGTTGCGCGTGTACATTGAACTTCATGCGCCAACAAGACGGAAGTATGACTTGGATAACAGATTGAAAGTATTAATGGATTCATTACAGGCATCAGGTTTTATTGTTGACGATGAACAGGTTGATTCACTGCGCGTTGACAGGGGCATCATTGTTACTGGCGGCAAAGCCATCGTCAGAGTGGAGTTATTGACATGACGGCTATCAGGCTGGTTCTTGCGTTAATGATGTTGCCCTTGTTGCTCTTGTTGGGCGGCACTGTGCTGATGATTGAATTGATTTATGGTAATTTTGATGAGGTGAAGTGGGATGAGTGAAAGAGAAGAAGATGCGCTGGAATTAGCTGATGATTTCTTGTTGAGCGATGACCCGAAGATGGTTGATGCTGTTGATTTGATTGAAAGACTTTATGCTGAACTGGAAGATGCACAGATGCACATAACGCTGATGTGTCTTGAAATGAAAAAGCTGGGTCATAAGTTCTCTCTTGATGAGTGATATTAACGACCTACTCAACCGACTCAGCAAAGTTAGGCAAACTGGTGCTGGCAAATGGATTTCGTGCTGTCCAGCGCATGAGGACAAATCGCCATCTTTATCGGTGCGCCAAGCAGATGACAGGATATTAATTTATTGCTTTGCTGGTTGCAGTGTTGATGATGTGGTGAGTTCGGTTGGCATGAGCCTTTCGGATTTAATGCCTGAATCGCTTGGACATAACAAGCCGTTTGAGGGTGTGCCGAAATATAACAAGTCTGACCTGTTTGATGTGATGGTTACTGAAACAAGCATCATGGTATTAGCGGCTCGACAGCTTGCATTGAATGTGAAGTTGAACCCAGTTGATTTGCAGAGAGTTCGTCTGTCTGAAGAGCGATTAGATTCTATTATCGCGAAAGTAGGGAAAGCATGAGTGAAGAACACGACAACGTGAATCACCCAGAGCATTATCAGCTGGCTAATGGCTTAGAGGTCATAGACATAATTAAGTCGGTCGTTAGTGTAGTTAATGACCCAGTTGAAGCATATTCGCTTGGCAATATTTTGAAATACTGCTGTCGTTACCGCAAAAAAGGTGGCGTTGAGTCTTTAAAAAAAGCACGTTGGTATTTGACACATATGATTGATTACATGGAAAAACGCGATGCCGATTATGGTGTGTATAGACGGCAAGACGGCAAAAGATTTGTAAATCCAGACAGTGTTGTAAACGAGGGAGAATAAATGACGGTTCAAACAGTACAAATAATCAAAGACAGAATTGAAAACGCAGAGCATGGGCATAAACTCGCGGTGTTTAAATTACCGCCTTTCATTCGCGGTGATGGCAATCATTTGACGCATAACGAGTTCAGATACACGCGCGACCATTTGCTGGATTGGTTTGATGCGTTCTTTGCTGGCATGGTTGTCAGCGATGAAATAATTAAGCGCGGTCATCATCGTGGCGGTCAGTTGCTTGGCGTATATGGCGCGCAGGAAACCGACAGATTCTTAGTCGATGCCCACAGATACCAGATTTCATTATGACTAGGGTTGTTGAGTGTGTGGGCAATAACCTTTATCGCCATAATTACTCAAGTTGGTATGCGAGATATTCATCTGGTGGGAAAAGGGTTATAAAAAAAATTGGTGATTGCAACATGATGACGGCAGAGCAAGCACAACAGCGAGTTGCTGAAATACTGGACGACCAGCGTAAAGGTTTGACGGTTGCACAACTGTCCGACAAATACTGTTTGACACTGAATAGCAGGGCAAAGAATTTCCGCAATATAATTGGCGCGGTTAATAATCATTTAATACCCGAACTTGGCGGTGTTCGTATATCTGCGCTTAAAACAAAAGATATTGTATCTTTCTTGAGTGGATTGCCGAGTGCAACTAACAGAAAAATATTACTTAATTATTTAAAAGGGATGCTATTGATGGTTGATGGTGAGTGTAATGCTTTTCGTGTTTTTCAACTCAGGACAAAAGACTTCACATGAAAGAATGGCTAAATAAATGGATAAAACCAGCGACAACACCGACTGAGGTGAGGGTTCAAACTTACGGGTATTCTGACAGGTCAATTGAGAAATGTTGGTGTGGATGTGGCTTGGTTACATTTTATTCAAGAAGTGAGCGCATCTGTATATCTGACAAGTGCGGCAGAAGATACGATTTGCATGATGGCGTGGAAATAAAACATCAGAGGTGATGAGATGAACAAGGATGGCAGACCATTAATAGAAATAAATTGGCAACAGGTTGATGAGATGTGTCAAATTCAATGCACTGGCGAGGAACAAGCTGGGATTCTTGGCATTGATTATGAAACGCTGAATAGGGCGTGTAAACGCGAGAAAGACCTGAGTTTTAAGGAGTATTACGCACAAAAGAGTGCTGGGGGCAAACAAAGCCTGAGAAGAAGACAATATACCACCGCGATGGAGGGCAACCCGACCATGCTGGTGTGGCTAGGAAAGAACTGGCTAGGGCAGACCGACAGGATTGAAGCTGATGTGGTTAATTTACCGAAATTAGATATAACGGTTGTTAGTGATACTGAGTAAGTCGCAATCCAAGATATTCCTAAACGATGACCGTTTCCGTGTGGTTGTTGCTGGTAGGCGGTTCGGCAAAACAACATTGTCACTAGTTGAGTTGTTGCGCGTGGCTTTAGACAGAAAGACTAAGGTTTATTATGTTGCGCCAACCTACAAATCAGCAAAGGAAATCGCATGGCAAATGCTGACGGATTCTATTCCTGATGGTTACATTTCTAAGAAGCATGAAACCGAATTGAAGATGACGTTGCGGAACGGTTCAACCATTGCGCTCAAGGGTGCGGATAACTACGACAGTCTGCGCGGTGTTGGCTTGGATTTCATTGTGCTGGATGAGTTTGCTGATATGCACCCAGACGCATGGTTTCAAGTCTTGCGACCCACCTTGTCTGATACTGGCGGCAAGGCATTATTCATTGGCTCACCTAAAGGGCGCAATCACTTCTATGATTTATGGACAAAGGGCATTGATGGTGCTGATGATTGGGAGTCATTCCAATTCACAACGCTTGACGGTGGTTATGTGCCACCAGAAGAAATTGAATCGGCTAAAGCTGATTTAGACGCGCGAACATTCCAGCAAGAGTATGAAGCGCAGTTTGTGAATTATGAGGGCATCATCTATTACAACTTCAACCGTCAAGAATCCGTTAAGCCAGCAGACAAAGCCAAGCAATATCATATCGGCATTGATATGAATATTAACCCGATGAGTGCGGTGGTGATGGGTATTAATGGCGCGGTGCTTAATGTTATTGATGAGGTGGTTATCTTTGGTAGTAATACGGCTGAGTTGATGGATGAATTACACCAGCGCGGATACACAACAGACAAGGTAACGCTATATCCTGACCCAGCCTGTCGGCAACGAAAGACAAGTGCTGGCGGCAAGACTGATTTGAGCATCATGGAGAACGCTGGCTACAGAGTTAAAGTGCGGAATAAGCACACGGCAGTCAGGGATAGAATCAACGCGGTGAACTCACGGTTATTGAACGGCAAGGGCGAGCGGCATTTGTTCGTTGACCCGAAATGCAACACGGTTATTAGGTGCTTAGAAAGGCACATTTATAAAGAGGGAACTTCACAACCAGAAAAGGATTCTGGATTCGACCACATGAATGACGC